AATGAAAATACTAAATTTAAAGGAGTTTTAAGGCACAAGACAAATGGGGATTAAAGGAAATTTATAATAGGACTTTATTTACTTTTACTATATAACATAGGGCTTTTTTCTGTTTCCAAAATTCATATGATTAATGTATGTTAGGATATAACATTTACTGTCTATTCTACTCTTGAAAAGGCAGGTGTTTAAGATTGGATTTATTTAAAAGAGTTAACAAACTTTTTTCAAATAGAAATAACTCAAGTCAACTTCCGCCACCACCAGAACTAGGTGGAAGCAGAACTTCGATCTCCAAAAACCAAGTGGGTGGAGGTGTATTTGGATCTCTTCCTAGAAAGACTTTAAGGGATTTAGGTTTAGATGATAGGAAGCTTAAAACTTATAGTGTTTTTGAATTGATAGATGTACTGACAGATGCTCACCCAGATTTGTCTTATGCTTTATGGAATTTTATCCGTCTTGGTAATAGTGGTTATTCTTACACAGTAAAGAAAATAGGTTCCGGTAAAGAATATCCGCAAGGCGTTAAGGAGATTGATGATTTATTTCAACGGTTAAGAATACCTAATATGGTTGGGTTTGAGAAATCTAAAAACATTGATAAAATAATAGACCAGTTTTTTATTAGTGCGATAACTAGAGGAGCTATAGCTTGTGAACTTGTTTTAACTCCAGATAAGAATGATGTTGCGTTTATTGCTCCTGTAGATCCTGCAACAATTGAGTTTAAAATTGAGGGTGGGCGGTATATACCTTACCAAGATCAAGGGAAAATAAAGCTGGATATTCCTACGTTTATATATGAGGGAATTGATGAAAGAATAGATGACCCTTATGGCCGTTCTCCTTTTACAAGTGTATTAACAATTATTTTATTTCAACTTCAGGTTTTAAATGATATTAAAGCTGTGGTTCATAATCAAGGATATCCTAGGCTTGATATTAAAGTTATCGAAGAAGTGCTTTTAAAAAGGATGCCAATGGCTGTACGCAATAATGAAGTTAAAAAAGAACAATGGCTCAGGGACAGGCTAAAAGAAATTATAGCTATGTACAATAGTTTGAATCCTGATGATGTATTTGTACACTACGATAGTGTTGAAATAGGGGAGGCGGGCGGTAAAGGTGGAGCATTAATTGATCCAGAGAAATTAATGCACGCTATAGATAATCTTATACAGAGTGGTTTAAAGACTTTATCTACAATTTTAGGTAGACGGAGCACGGGAAACACAGAGTCGTTTGCCAAGATAGAAATAAAACTTTATTTATCAGGGTTAGCGGGGATTCAAAAGTATATTGCGACAGTAATGGAAAAAATATTAACCTTGTATTTAAATATAAAAGGTAAACAAGGTATAGTGGAGTTTAGGTTTAAACCTATTGAAATTCGAAGTCAACTAGAACAAGAGCAATTCCGTGCTACTCAGCTTAATAACATAGCTTTCATGTATGATAGAGGATGGATTTCTCAGGAAGAAGCCGCCCGCATGGCTATTGGCCATGATCCCGTTTCTCCAGTACCTCTTGTTCAGGGTGGGGTGATTAGGAATGCGGATGGTTCTCCAGTTGGTCCTACTGTAGATAATAACCCATCTGCTAGTGGAAATACTGATAATTCTGATTCTAATTAACGAAGGGAGTTGGTGCTAGTGCCTGCTGAAACTTATCATGATTTTCCTTTGTCAGATGATTATAATTGGGATGCCGGTCAAGTTGAGCCTGAATTAAGACGGTGGGCTTCGAGCGATGGAAGTGGTGATAAAGAAAAAATAGATTGGACTAAACTAAAGCAGGTATATTTTTGGCATGATTCTGGAAAACTTGAGAACTTTGAACAACTTAAGTTTCCATATTGTCGCATTGAAGGTGGCCGCCCGCATGTTGTACACAACGCTGTACAAAATGCTTTAGCGAGAATAGAAGGTAGTAATATACCAGAATCAGATAAACCTTGTGTTAGACGGGTGGCTGAACGACAAATGAGAAGATTTAATCAAAGGAGGAATAGTTCAATGGGGAAACCTACAGAACAGCAGTTACAAATTATTAATAGTAAATTTAGTCAAACGCCACTTACTGCTGATGATTGCTTTGTATTTTCTAATCTTATGATAGATAACCTTCCAACAAGTTATTATTCTATTATTCAACCTGCGCTTTTAAATACATTTATGGAAGATACAAAACAAGGCATAGCTTTATTGCTTGTTCATAACAATAAAAAACTTCCTGTAGGAAGGTCATTTGATGCAAGGATTAAAAATGAATATGTAGCTGATGTTGGAAAAGAAGTTTTAACACTTTATGGTGATTTTTATATACCTCTTGGAATTGCTCTTGAGGGTGGAATGACAACTGATGATATAGCAAGAGGTATAGATACAGGCATAAATTTTGCAACATCCATTGGATTTAGCGCAAAAAGATGGGATTGCTCTATTTGCGGTAACGATATAAGAGATTACCGTGCTTGTCCTCATATACCAGGTAAAAAATATGCTGTAGAAAAAAATGGGCGGGATGTTGTAGAAACATGTTATGTACTTGTAGGTTCTGATGGAGAAGGGATCCTTGATGAAGACTCTTTTGTATTCGCAGGAGCATGTAGTAGAGCACGTGTAGTATCAAATTACTCAAAAGGTGTTAATGATTTTGATATGTTGTCTAAACTACACCTGATGGATGATTTTAAAAATATTCCATTAAATACAAAAATATACCAGTATTTCACTAAAGATGGTTCGGTGTTGTTTGTGGATACAGATAAACATACCGGCGGAAGTGAATTTTTAAAGAGAAGGAGTGAAGAGGAAGTGGAACTGGCTAAATTTAAGGAAGTATTGAGCAAAATGGGTATAGAATTTACCGATGAGAATAATCTTGAGTCTGCTATCAACAAGTTTGTACAAGGCAAAGTTGACGCTTATATTAAGTCTATAGCAGATTCTACCACGACTTTTGATTCGAGTAATTATGTAACAAAAGATGAGTTTGATAAGGTTATTAGTGAAAAGGATGCTACTATAACAGAACTGACGAAGAAAAATGAGGAATTGTTGGAAAAGGCAGAGCTTGCTGAGACTTATCGTAAAGATCTTATTAATAAAGCTCTGGAGGCGGGCATTAGGGCACAAGGAAATGTGTTCCCTAAGGATATGTTTGAGAAATTCCTTAATACCCTTACTATTGATGAAATTAAAAAGGTCATAGATGATTTCAACGCAGAATTTAACAGTAAATTTGAAGGGGCAAGAGTTACTGAATCTAAATCTTCTGAGAAAAGATTTAGTTCTGAAAAAGAGCCTACATCAAAGGACGATTTTGAATCAGAAGAAGAATTCAGAAATTACATCGCTGATAAGGCTGTAGAGTATGCAAGAGAAAATAAAGTTTCAATAAAAGAAGCTACAAAAATTCTTTATTCAAAGTTTAATAAGGATGGTGAAAAATAATGGCTGGCAAATACACTGGCACTCAAAGGACTTATGTATTAGAAGATAGTGCAATAAACAGATATACCGGCGTAACTTATGGAACTGTTGAAGGTAGTTGTAAAATACCGACTTCTGATAACGCTGTATTTCTTGGTGTAGTTGATAATGATGAGAGAATTAACGATCCGCTTAGGGCTGGAGGAGATCAGGCAGGTAGAAATATTGCTGTTCATATTGATGGGTATGGTGAAATAAAACTGTCTGGTAGCGTTAGTTACGGTGATATGCTTATTCTTGGTAACGGCGGGGCGGCTAAGAAAGTTCCTGCCACAGCAGGTCAGTATAATGTAATAGGTTTTGCTGAAAAGGCTGGTGCTGATGGAGAAATAATTCCTTTTAGAATTCAGCCATTCACTTACACCGTAGCATAGTTTAAGAAAGGAGATGGAATAACATGCCTGTAGCACAAAAAGTTCATGTAGATAAAATGCTTACTAACATTTCAGTAGGTTATAAAAATGAAGATTTTATAGCTGATGAAATATTCAAAGTTGTACCTGTTCAAAAGCAATCGGATAGATACTATGTATATGGCAAAGAAATGTTTAGGGTAACTGATGATAGAAGGGCACCTGGTACTTCTGCTAATGAAGTCGATTGGTCTCTGTCTGATGACACCTATTTCTGTGAAGGTCATGCACAGAGGCACTTTGTACCGGATGAAGCTATCCAGAACGCTGATGAAGAATTCGACCTTGAAGCTGAGGCTACAGAATTTGTAACGAACAAAATTCTCTTAAATAAAGAGAACTTTGCAGCACAGAAGCTTCTTGACTCAGATAATTATGATTCTGACCTTGTAGTTGCTACTGGTGGATCGGGACAGCCTGCAAAATGGTCTGATTATGAAAATTCTGACCCGCTTGCTCTTATTGAAGAAATGAGGGTGGCCGTACATCAGAAGTCAGGGCTTCCTGTAAATACTTTAATTTTATCACAGCCTGTTTACAGCAAACTCCGTATACACCCTAAGCTTGTTTCAGTGTTTAAGAATACTGATATAAGCATAGTTCCTCTCAATGTTATGGCTGAACTGTTTGAGGTTGATAGAATCCTTGTAGGTAAAGCCCTTAAGTCCACTGCAATTACTGAAGATGGTAATGATCCTCTTGGTTATATTTGGGGTAAGTCAGCTATTCTTGCATACATTCCGCCCAGACCTGCAAGGAAAACCCCTGCACTTGGTTACCAGTTCCAGTGGGTAAGGGGCGGACAGGGAGCCGTACAGGTAACTAAGTGGTATGACCAGGATAGAAAAGCTACTATAATTGAAGCTGAGCAGTATTACGATCTAAAAGTAGTGTCAAATGTAGCTGGAGTATTATTCCCTGATGTTGTTGCTTAATATTGAGACCCTCCTTATGATATAGCCCCCGCAGATAGGCTTTACCCGCCGAGTGCGGGGGCATTTGAATAGTTAACATAATTTTAAGAAAGGATTGGTATTATGGCGAGAAAACCTAAAAATATAGATGCAAACATAGATGAGGTTATTAACCAAGAAGTTAGTGTTGTTAATTCAGATGTTGTGGAAAATGAGTTTGAAGTTGATACGATTATTAGTGCTCAAGGTAATATAAAAAAGGCTTTTAATATTAAACTATCTCCTTATGTAAAACAACCTATTAGTTGTGAGAATTCTAAAGTAAAAATTACGAATTTAGGTTTTGGCGATGTGGTAGAGTTAAATTCCAAAAAAGTGCTTTTTACTGGTGATGCCGAGATTTTTGATTGTGATGTTATTGTTGAAAGTGCAAGTTTTCCTGTAGTACAAATAGAGATTTTTTAATTGGGTGGTGGGCTTATGGACATTCTTACATCTGGTTTTGAGTCTATTGTTCGCAGTAAATTAGGCGTGGATATATACGATTTACCTGATAGTGAAATTAATAATTCAAGGTTTCCAGAACAAGCAGAGTTAATTGTAAAAAGAAGGGTTCCTGATTATGCGTCTATCACAGATGATGCAGATAGGTTTTTTCTTGAAAATGCTGTAATTAACTATATTTGTTATCTTTTATGCCCCAGTCTTTCAAGAAGGCTTAATATTGAAGTTAAAACACTCGATACTTCATGGAAAAAGGATAAAATAGATTGGATAGAGTTTGCAGAGTTGTTCTTAAATAAGTTTGAAGAAGACTTGCTTAATATCCAAACAGTTCAAGTTATTAATATTGAATCTACGCTTGTAGATAAGGTATCGTTTGAATATACTCCTATCGGGAGCTGATAAAGATGATAGCTCATGATAAAAGAAAGATTATATTAAAAGAAGGTACGCCTGTTACTTTATACCCACCCGCAGGTGATCCTATTGAAACAAGAGCACTTATTGGTAGGGCTTCAAAACAATTTATGAATTCACTTTCTTTAGAGGAAAATAGAAGGGGTTATTTTTTACCTGATGTTAATTTAGATAATGGATGGATAGTACTCAATAATACTACTGGAGAATACTATATTGCTATAGCTGTGTACCCTGAGATATATAATACTGAAATCCTATCAATAGCATCACATATGTTTGTTTGTAACGCAGTAATTGATATTTCAGGATTTAGTGAAGTTTGGGACGATTATGGTAATAAGGAAGTTACACCTGTTGTAAAAGTAAGCGGTAGTAGATGTTATTTACAGCATGTATCGGCAGAATTAAGACAATTCGATCCTGGGCTTCACCATGACGCTGAATACATTATTTATACACAACAGTGTGATGTTAATTTATTGGATACTATAAAACTTAAAAATAATTCTCCTGAAATAAATATGAAAATTGTTGATATAAATAATTTTTCATTTAATGGTATAACAAAATTACAGGTAAGGACTGATTCACGTGTCTAAGAGACCTTATAGACCGTTAAAAGCTATAAAATATGATTCTAATACAGCAAGATTTGGTGGAAAATATATCATCTTTCGAGCTGATTATTTTATAAGAGATCTAGGAAAAGTTGTTGAAAAGACCATTCAGCGTGTTGGAGAGTTAATAGTACAACAATCTAAACGAAATATTGCTGCAATAAGGTTTCACATTTATCCTATTAAACTTGCAGGATCTTCAGTCCCGGTGGCGGGGCTTAGAAAATTTGGTAAGGGATATGAAGTAACAGATAATTCAAGGAAGAAAGCTTTAATTAATTCTATTGTTCTAGGTGAAATAAAAAGGAGAGCAGATGCTAGAATTGGCGTATTGGTAAGGACAATGGTTTCAAATTTTAAAGATTCACATATTGGTATTTATTATGAATATGGTACTGGTCAGTATCAATCTGGTGGTTGGGTTGATGTAAAGGGTCAAAAGTATGAGCACAATCCTTTAAGGTCAGGTAATTATATTTATACAAGACCAGGACAGGTTTGGACTGATTTAGGTGGTAATACGAGAATATCTTCAGCAGGTAAGTTAAGGAGATTAGATGGATTTGCCGTACCAGCATATTATTGGTTTAGTAATGCTGTTAAAGAAGCTGATAAATCTTTTGTTAAGATATTTGAAGAAGAGTTTTCTGTATTAGATGTTCGTAAATATTTGCAAATTAAGTCTAAAATTATTCTCGGAGGGGGTAGATAAAATGGGTAATGGTTTATCAACAATAGCTGTATATAATGGTATATATAAATTATTATCAAACGATGTTGTTATTCTTCAGAAATTAGGACTTCCGCCCACACCAACAAATGAACAAAAGGGGCGGAAAATCCAAAAAAGAAGCAAACCTCAAGAACTTTCAGACAATCTTCCAATAATTACTTATTATACTCCTGGCGGCAATATGGATATTATAAATCAGAATGTATACAAACCATTATTTTATTTTGATATTTATACTAAGGATAATGTCAATCTGTCACATGAAATTGCTGAAAGAATATTTGAGTTGTTTGATGGGGTTGTTAATTGCTTCCCTAATCTCGAAAATGCAGAAGCTTCATTTATTGATGCACACGAGAGTGATCCTGGTCAACCTAATGTTTATTGCTTTACCTTAGAGATTCTTTTTTCAATAGCTGTGTAGTGTTACAAATTTTTGAAAAGTGCCTAATCTATCTCCAGAAACCGGTGTTGGATTTAATTTACGAAAGGAGATAGATTGGCATGGCAAGGAAAAATAAGAGTATAATTATTAATGGCGTAGGAACCTTCTTTGCTAAGGATAAAAATAATAATAAATTAATGCCACTAGGTTCGTTGCAAAGTTTGAGATTTGATTTTTCTGTAACAGAAGACCCTGTTTATGGTGGGGACGGGCTGTTTCCAATTGATTATGTAACTAGGGAGAAAAATGTAGGTGTGACAGCGACTAACGCTAAATTTGATTTGAACGTTCTAAGAATTGTAACTGGTGCTACTTTGTCTACTGCTTCTGGGTCTGATGCTTATAGATGGGTGCTGAACAAGATGGCTACTGTTAGAAAGACTGGTACAGATCCTAATTTTGTATATGAAGTAGATATATCAATAGACGGTTCTGTATTTACATTAGATCCAGCATTTTCAGTGATGGTTGCTGAGACAGGTGAAGCACTTACTGAAATTACTAGTGGAAATCCTGCTTCCGGTGAGTTTAAATATGACGGCGTGAATAAAAAGCTGTTGTTTAATTCTGATCTGGAAAATAAAATGGTTATGTACAGCTTTAAAGTGGCTGCTACCGATGTTGCATTTGCTGAGGGTAAAAAGATAGACCTCCCGATTCCTGTTACAGTTATTCATCAAGGTATGTTTAAGCAGAAAGATGATACGTGGCAGGGTATTGAAACTGAAATCAAGCTTGCAAAAGCAAGTGGTACATTTACACTTGATTTCGCAAGAGCTACTGCCAGCGCATCAACCATTACATTGAATATGCTTGATCCTGAAGATGGAACTTGCAGACTGTGGACAATGAAGAGATTTGAAACCTCCGCACCACCTTGTGTGTAATATAAATACCCCCTACCTTTTGCCAGAAGCCTTATCTTAGCGATAAGGCTTTTTGCTTTTTGTCTAATCTATATCCAGAAAACTAATAGAAAGGTAGGATTTGTAGTATGTCAGAGGAACTTAAGAGCGAAGTGTTAACGGAAGCAGAGAGTAAAAGAGTTGAAAGCGTATTTTTTGAGGATGATGCAGAGGTTAAATTAAGGGACGGTAAAATTTATAAAATCCCGCCCGCAAGCCTTAAAAATGCCAGAAGATTAATGCAGTTATTGAAAACTGTAAATACGGACATTGTTTTACTTAATTTTGCTCCTACAGGAGATACTGAAACTGATTCGAAAAGAGAAAATGATTTGTTTGAAATTTTATCTATTGCATTTATTAACTATCCAGAAGTAACGAGAGAATATTTAGAAGAATATGTTGATATAAAACTTGCCTCTGAAATAATTGACATTCTTATTGGATTAAACGGGATAAAAAAGTCGAAGCCTCAGCCAGCGAATCAGGAATAGTTGACGAAGAAACAAACCAGCCCGTTGACTGGGGCGAAATATTCTTTATGCTCCACAAACACTGTAATTTAAACAAATGGGAAATATATGATTATACTTTACCACAGATAACGGAGTTATTAAAAAATGCTCAAAAATATATCAGGTTTGAAATAGAAACTACAATGGCTCCATTTAAAGCTTTTGTTGGTGGGGGCGGTGATGATAATGAAGCAAAAGAATTAACAGAAGAAGATTTAGATTTTATGGAACAGATGAGCTTTAGTTAACGAAAATAATCTCTTGTCTATTCTAAAGTAGACAAGAGATTTTATTTTAATGGAGGGCGGTTCGTAATGTCTGAAGAATTAAGTAATGTACAGCATAATCTTAATGCTGATGTTGATATAAGTTTTGAGAGTGGAATAGAGAGTATACTTAGATTTGCAGAACAAGTTGAATCTGTAAATAGTGTTTTTTCACAGCTATCTTTTACAGCAGAAAATTTGGAAGATAAAATAGTGCGTAAATTTAATGAATTAGGCAATTTGCTTAATGATTCTAAATCTATAGCCGATGTAAATGAAGCTGTTGCTAAAAAAATTCAGCATAAAATAAATCGTTATATTTCTCAATATGTAGAAAATCTTGATTTTTCACCTGAGAGTGTTCGTTTAAATAAACAGCTTCTAAGTAAGTTTAATAAAGATTTTAGCGATAATATAGATAAATTTATTAGAGAGCTTGAAAAAGGTTCAGTAAAACTTGATAATAAAGACATTATTTTTAAGCTTAACAATTACCTTAATAATTTAAAAAATAGTGTTCGTGATCTATACTCAAAAATTTTTAATGATGAGCCTAACGAAAAATATATAGCGCAGTTAGAAGATGTTCGGAAGGAAACACTTAAAAAACTTGCCCTTCCTAAAGTTGCAGATAAATTAGGGGATACGCTTAAACAATTTACGCAGCAAGTAGAAAAACTGTTTGATGATGTTATTGCTAATTATAAGGAGAATTTACAAAGTCATACAAAAAATATTGATGCTGGTGGTGGGACTGTAATTTCAAAAACAACCTTAGAGAAGTTACAGCGTAGAGTAAAACAAGCTATTTTAGATAGCTTAGATATAAAATTCGGTACTAAAGCTTTAAATATTACCATTGATAAAAGTTCTTTTGAAAATATACAAAAAACAATCGCAGAACATTTTAACGAGTTAATAAAAAATAGTAAGGTTCAGTTTGAATTAGATAATAAAGATGGAGTTACTGTTAATACCGATCCAGCTAAAAAAATAAGTAAAAAAGTTAATGCTAAACTTAAAAATTTAGAAAAACAACTAGATGAGCTATTGGAAAAAATTCTAGTAGAAACTGATGAAGCACAAAGAATAGAATTAGGTGTTAAATTTGTTGAATTAAATAAAGAAATAGAAAGGCTTACTGCATCTACTGGAGAAGAAGTTTTACGGCAAGCAGATAAGGCAAAGAAAACACCACTAGCTTCTGGAAATATAATGCAGAAGTTTATTGAGAAATTTTCACGAGAGTTAGAATCGTTGATAGATGTTTCTAAAATTGAGGGTTTAAATACTATAAAGGTAAAGATATCGGCTTTAGATAAAAATTTTAAAGGATTGGATCAAAATCTTCAGTCGATACTTGCAGACAAGGAAACCGGTATTGATAAAGAAATTATTGTCTTTAAATCTAATATCGAGGAATTGGGTAAGAATTTTGAAAACATCAATGCTTTATTAAAATCTGCTAATGTGGTTGGGTTAAGGTCTAGTATTGAGTCTTTAATAAACGGCTTAAACAGCCTAGCAAATGATATTAATTCTGTATCAACACAATTTTATACAGATAATAACAATGATGATCGTGTGGTAGGAAATATAAAGAAATATAAGTATGCTTATGATAATGTAGAACAAAGTTCAGATAAAGATTCAACTGAAAAATTAAAATATATTGAAAAGACTTATGATGAGTTATTTAAAACATATATAGGTTTAAGTAGCACTAAAATTAAAAAGCTTAATCAAGAGGATACTGATACATTACATGCATTAAAAGAAACTACCTTGTTTAATTATTTTAATGGTGTGTTTGAAGGTTCTACTTATGATTTAATAGAAGAATTTAAAAAAATCGGTAAAAAAGTAAATCCTGCTTTATATAGCAAACCTCTAAAAATAGATGTATCTGTTGAAGCTTTATATAAAACTATAATAGATCAGATTAATGAAATTATAGTAAAACTTACAGATATATTAAAAAATGATATTGGAAAACTTTTTAACGATATTTCTGAAGTTGTTAATGAGAATAGGGATATTAATTCAGAGTTAGTAAGTAAATTAAATGCATTGAATGATATAGTATGGGATAAATTCATTCCTAATATAAATACGTTATCTGTTCAGTTTAATGAATTATCAGATTTACTTGGTTCATCTAATTTAAATGGATTAAAACAATCTGTGGAAAATTTTGTTACTAATTTAAACAGATTAAATGGTGATTTATCTATTAATTTACCTGATGTAAAATCAAAAGATTTGGTTGAAATTAGTACTAATAATAATGAGTACAAAGATTTAAGAAGAGTACCTACAATAAAAAATCTAATAAGTAAAAGAAGGTCTAGGTTAGAACTTTTAGAATTTATGCATAATTTTTATCATGATGATATTGATTCTGTTAAACAAACATTGAAATCTCTTTTTAATTCACGAAAAGAATTAAAAAAAGCTATTGCTACTTTTAAAGAAGATCGTTTTGATGATGATCTTTTTGGAGAAAATGAAAATAATTTTTCTGAAGAAGATTTAAATATATTAGATAATTATTCTAATCTTTTAGAAAGAACAGAAGAAAAAATTCGTGAACAGTATAAAACATTAAACAATATGAGAAAGGTACAAAATATTTACGGCAAAAAAGTTTTTAATAAAATGCTTACAGATCCTGATTATCTAAAGTACCTTATAACTAAAGAAAAATCTAAATTAGATAAAATTGAAAGTAAATATAAGCTTATACAAAATAGATATAAAGATATAATAGCAGAATTTTTTGATGCTGACATATTAAAAATGACAGAAAAAGAGTTTTTAGAAAAAAGACCTTTTGTTACAGGGTATCTTTTCCATGGCGGGGCAGATCTTGATGATGTTAATACTTATGCTGGTTTTAGACATATTGAAGGTAAAGGATTTTATACTACTAATAGTTATAATATAGCTAAAAAATATGCACTTAATGCAGACGGTGTTGTAAATTATATAAAAGATTTGAGTAAAAATAAATTTCATTTTCAAGAATTTGCAGATAAAAAATTCTGGGAAACTGTTTTTAGTGAAATAAATTATAGTTTTCCTGAGTTATCTTTTGAAGATTATTTATCTTTTATTAAAAAGAAAGCATATTTATTTAACAAATCTTATCACAATAATGAGTTAGTAAAAACATTTAAAGGAAAACGGGTTGCTACAAATGAGTTTATGTATAAAACTTTGGCTGAATATTTAAAGTCAAAAGGTGTAGTCTCTTCATCTGAACAGGGTGAAGGAGAATCTATAATAGAAGCTGTTTTAAGCAAATTAGGTGTAGATACTCAGGTACATTTTGAAAATGGTGAATATGTTGTAAATACTTTTAGAAATAAAGAATCATTAAAAGTAGTACGCCCAGAAGATGTTTACAAAGAGAAAATTATAGAGGGTATAAAAGCAGGTAAAGTAATTCCAAAGCATGTATTAGATCAAAATAAGGAATTTCAAGAATTATATGAAAAATATGCTTATTTGAGAGAGCTTGTAGATAATAATTTAAAAAGAGTTTACTCTGTGGCTCCAAAATATCAAACAGGTTTAGGAGAAAAACAGGAGTTTTTCAGTGATTTTAGTAAGGCTTTAGATTACTTAGCAGAAGTAAAACTGCACCATAAATTACCTTATACTATTAAATATGCGGATTTGCCTATTGAATCTTTAATGCAAGGGTTTTACTCTTCTGAGAGAGGGGAATTTATACTTTCAGATTATGTAGATTTAATAAAATTTAAGCCTTTAGACCTTAATCTGTTTGACGTAAATTTACCTAAATCACTTGATAATATTATAGATGTAACATCAAGATTTAATTACAGTAAGTGGATTCCTGTTTTAGAAAAAGTGCTTGAAAAAAGAAAAAAATTGGCGGATCAGCATTTCACAAACTTTCTAAAATCTTATAAAGATAAATTTGTTGATTCGGATTTTAAAGAAAAAGTAAATGCTTTTTTACAAGGAAAAAGTAGTATTGAAGATATTAAAATGGATTTAAGTCATTATATACTTTTTAGAGATGATGGACATATACTTAAGGATTTTGAGTATAATAAATATATTGAACAGGGTAATAAAGCAGATCTAACCCAAGAGCGTTTAGATTACTTTAAACATTTAGAAAAAGAGTTAGGGGCTTATATACCTAGTAGTAAGGGAAATAAGCCAACTCAATTAATAAAAGGCATTGAAATAGATTCAGCAGCATTAAATAAGATTAATGTACTTATAGAAATAACTAAAAATATACCTAATTTAATAGAATTATTAGGAAATAATTTTAAAATTGTTGAAGCTAACTTGCAAAATGCGCTAGATACAAAAGCTAAAGGATTAGATGTCCACATAGGCAATCTTCCTGCAATTATATTAGAACTGGGAAAGAATTTTGGGGGAATAACCACCTCCTTACAAAAATTGGATGTGGGCGTGGTTCAGACTGCTATTGATGCTTTTGAAAATACTTTGAAAAAATTAAATGAAATAAAAGTTAAAAACCAAATAAATGTAAATATAGATAATATTATTGAAAATTTAAATAAGAATCTTAAGGAATTACAGCAACAACTACGTAATTCTGATAATGGTATTACTGCGGCAAGGCTTATTGTTGATGGTATTAATCAAAAAATCGAACAATTTGTTAAATCACTTATAGCTCTTTCAGCTAAAATTGTTAATGTAGATACAGCCACCCTCAGTATAAAACTGACACCTGAACAGTTACAATCACTTGAAGCTCAACTTGAAGGTGTGAATATTGTAAATGTTAATGAGATTAGTGGACCAATAAACACTGCACTTAAAAATTTGTTAGGTAATGCCGGGAAAATTATAGAAAGCCAGTTATCTAATATAATGAATCAAGAAGATATAAAAATACCAAAGTTACAGACGAAAAAGATAGTATCTCAGCTTACTACCTTGGTTAATACTTTTATGACAGGGTATGTAAATGCTGTAGCTGAAAATTCTTTAATTTACAAACCATTAGAAATTAAAACTAAAGATTTACCGCAAAGCATTAAAAATGCTCTTGCTAAGAAAGCAGGGGTGTCTTTAGAAGATTATTTAAAGAGGACGCCTACTATTGGAGGGGCGACTGTTTTAGCTGAAACTTTGGAGCAAAATATGGGCGCTTTATCTGCTAAGTTGCACGAAGCAGCTATGAATAACGAGAACCGTTTGTTTAGTGAGTATAAAAATGCAATAAAGGGTATAAAAGTTAAGGTAGATACATCTCCAGTAGAGTATTTCACTAATAATATTACAAGCATACAACAAGAGATAATTGCTAAAATAAAAGAAATAATGCGTGTTCAATTTTCGGAAATTAATAAACAGATAAAAGAATTAAAAGCTGTACCTGTTGGATTTAATTATGTTCCAAAGAATATTCCCTCCACTATACCTGTAAAAACTGCAACAGTACAATCATACGGAGCAAAAGTAAATATACCTCGTGGTACTGTTAATATTCCTGTTCCATATCGTGTGGGAGACGATCTTGATTTTACAACGATATATCAAAAGGCTGGCGGGCTTGGAAGTCATGTTAATAATAGAACATTGTTAAATTCTATATTGAATACTATGCGTTATATACTTGCAGGTTCGTTATTAAAAGGTCCTTATGCTTACTTATATCAAGGGTGGGAGTCTGCTAAAGATTTTGAAGCATCATTAGTGAAGGCACAGATTAACTTATCTGGGTCTAATGAAGAATTGTTCAGAGATTTCGCCAGAACTAGAATTGAAAAGGCAGTTGAACTTGGTGTTACCAACGCACTAAGTCACCTAAAAGGTATAACTGATACAGAAGCAATGGTAGATGCAGAAGTAGCTTTCCTTAAAAAATATGTAACAGAAGATGTAAGAAAAGATTTGCAGAATATATCATTAAGATATATAATATCACAGGCACAATTAGGTCAGATGTTTGAAATTGCTTCAAGGAGTACTACTGATCCTTTTGAAGCAAGAGCTATTACAGAAACCGCCGCCCGTTTGTTTGCGGCAGAGCCTGGGGTAGGGTCTCCTGAAGAAATTGCGGATGCTTTACAGGCTTCTATAGTACAGATGGGTATGACTGGTTTTGATACAAAGAGACTTTCTGAGATATTCTTTAATATATCAACAAACTTCAGGGTAAGCACTAAAGACTTGCTTAAATTTACTGCAACTGCTGGTGCTGTGATGTCAGACGAGTTAAAAAATTATCAGACTGAAGAATTAGCAAAATTAAAGCAAGAAATAGAATCAGCTACAGGCAGCAGGAGAAAAGAGCTAGAAGAAAGATATAAGCAAGTTAAACTTGATACTGATATAGCCTTAACTGGTCTCATAGGCGCACTAATTACAGAAGGATCAAATAAAACTGGAACAGAAGCTGCTAGAATGATGATACAATTTTTTAACTCACTTAATACGCCGGAGACAAGAAAACTATTGGAGGATATTGCTGGCAGTAATCCTAAATATGCTAGTATACTACCATATAAATACACTCCAAACCAAGAAGGGCTACCGTTTACTGAAAAAACGAGTGGAATAGAATCGTTTTTTACAATACTCAAACTAGCAAATGAGATGGAATCACAGGGTGATGCAAGACTAGCGGGTGAAATGCTTAGAAAAGTATTCGGTAGGTATACTGGTGCTGGTAAAGCTGTTGATAAAATGATTGAAATTATAATGCAAAGATTTCCAGAATATAGGAAAGAAGGCAAGGACCCGGTACAAGGTATTATAGAGGACTTTAAAAAGAACTCAGATCTGTTTATGGAAGAAGCCATTGCAAAAAATAATATGACTTTAGCAAAAAGAACAGAACGTGCAGCAGTAACATGGGAAGCTGCAATGAGTAATGTTTTTATGGAATTTAAAGATGATATAAGTTTTGCAATGGATGCTATTACAAATATACTGAGAATTATAAGAGACAATGCAGACTTTGTGGCAGGATTGATAAAAAATCTTATTAATATTTTAATAGGCGCAGGGGTAAGGCATTATGGTGGTAAATTGTTTGATAAAATCAATGCTAATGTTCTTGCTAGTGAAAGGGATTTATTAGTTGAGCCGTGGAAACAAAAAATAAAAGAAGATATTAAACAGAGAGCTGAGATGCAAAAAGATCTATTGAATTATGATGAAAAATTATCAAAAGCTGTTAATGTATATGAATCAGCAAGACAAGCTTATTTTAATTTAACGGGTGTAAACTTAGGGGATGTCGATGAAAAGAATCAACCTCAATTTACTAATAAATCTGTAAGAGAAATTTTAAATACTAGTGATGATGCTGTTGAAAGGGCTTTACTTGCATTATACAGTAGTCAAATTGATTCTGAAAAAGCGTCGAGATATACTATTGAAGGTAATAATATTGGGTTTAATATGTATGATGCTAAAATTTTATCTAAATTTGCCGAGAAATTGAAGTCTGGAAATAAACTATCTCCAGATGAAATCCGTAAAGCTAGACAGCGTTTGTTAAAATATAGTGGACAATTATCAGAGTTTGGTCCAGAATTATTCGATTCGGATACTGATATAGCACTTGTTACAGGTCAGAGTACTGGTGATGGCGGCATTATTGGAAGATTGAAAGCTAAAGCTTCTATGTTAGAAGAGAATTTACAAATGTTTAAAAATGACAACATCTTATTAAATGTTGTTGGTGGAAGTATTTCAGGCATTTTACCTAGATCAAAAGAAGAATTATTAACTAGAGCAAATAAATATATACAAAGTTTAGAGTCTTTAGTAGATGAAGATGATGACATAGCAATGTTAAAACAATTATTAGACAATGAACAAGAAGATTCTAAAGAATATGCAAAGCTAGTAGAAGATATTAATAAAAGACGGTCGCAGGTAGAAACATCTTTAGGTATACCAAGATTGAAAGAAGCTTTAGAAGCATATAAATCTAGTGAGATTGATTTTGAGAGTGTCGCCAATACGATAAAGGAATTTGAGGATAATCTTCAAAAAATAAAATCTGGTATTCCAGTGAATAGGGTTGAAGCAGAGAGTGAAGAGCAGGAAAACCTTTTAAGGTTAAAGGCTTTAAGGGAAGCTTATGTAACTTTATATGGAGAAGATGCTATTAAGGATAAGAAATTAGATAATATTAATCAAAGAATATCTATGTCACAGAGAAGACTAGAAAAAATAAAACGCGGTCAATTTACCAATAGTGAAATAGAGCAGCTTATGAGTCAGTTGAGTGGTATGAAGCAGTTTAATGTTACTCCTGAAAATTATGGTGACATGGTAGAAACTCTAAACCAAATAAAAGCAGCTGTAGCCGTATATGAAGATGAGGCTGAAAAAATACTGAATAAAGCTACTAGAGCAGCTTCTACTATTTCAGAATTATCTTTAGGTAAAGGTAAACATGTAAATAAGCTTGCTGAACTTGATACTGCCATAGCTGAATCTCATAATGTAGTTAAAAATATTATTGAAGCTTATTCAAATATGGGAGCCGCCCCCCGTATTGAAAAAGGTAAAAGCACTATAGGCGGATTAAAAGATACTAAATTATTGAAAACCATTGATAATTTAAAACAGGGATATATTAAAACCATAGCTGAAATGGTACCAGTATCAACCAATGCTTTTATAGATGCTGTAAACAGCTTAACAGATAGAATGTTTAACAAGAAAATACTAGGTAAGTTGGATGAGGAGCAGGTTGAAAAAGCCATACTCAAAGCTATGGGCGGGGATTATACTGAAGCAGACAAGTTATTTGGAGAAAAATCAAAAGATATTGTATCAGGGTATGAAGAAATAAATACAGGAATTAGTAATGCTAAAAAACTTGTTGATAATTTAAGTAAGCAAAAACAAATAATACAGGAAATAAGTAAGTTGCGCGAAAGCGATGAACTTAAAAACTATAAAGATTATATTACTGATAAGGGTGAAATATATGAAGAAAAATTTTATAGTGATAAAATACCTGGATATTCTTTAGACAAATCTGATGATGAAAATATCAAAAAGCAAACACAAATTTTAAAATCTGAACTTGATTCTATAGGTAAGACTCAAGCAGGCCAAAAACTATTAGAATTAAGAAAACAGCTTAATAACTTAACAGGAGAAGCAGATGCTTTAGCAAATGCGTCACGTAGAGCTGCGCAAGGACAAGCACAACTTTCCGATGCGACAAAACGACTTGTTACAGAACATGAGTTAGGTGTAACAAAAGATTCCGAATTTATAGAGGCGTTGAAAAAAGAACAAGGGAGTAAACAGCAATCTCCTATGCAATTGGCATTAGGTAGTTTAGTAGGTTCTGTAGCAAGTATCGCTGGAAATATTGCTCTGAGCTGGGTTATAGGTGCGGTTACTACCTTTTCGGCTGGGCGTTTAGCACAACTATTTGAAAGCAGGGCTACTACTGCACAGTTAAGATATGAAAGGGCTTCTGACATAGCACAACGAGTAGATGAAATTGAAAGGTTAAAAGGTACATCTGATGGAGGGTGGGATTTAAACTTAAAAAAATCAAGGTTAGGTTGGGATATGATTTTAAACAATATACCTTTTGTTAGTGATTTAATTCTCGGTAAAAGAAAAATATCTGAAGAACAAATGTCAAAAATTATAGGAGGTAAACAAAGTAGAGTTGAGGCTTTAGCAGAACTTAAAAAACAGGCGTTAGAGGAAGAATATTTAAGCGAGAAAACTTTTGACGCAGTTAATACTGAAATTTTTAAAAAGTTAAATGAGGCTATAAGGGGTAGTAATAACGCGGCCATGACAAGTGAAGCAAGATTATATAGTGTAGAAACTTGGATAGACTTTGCCATGAATAAGCTTGTAGGGCCTGAGGAAAGAGATATAAATTATGAATCTTTAATAAAAAAGCTTGAATTAAGGTCTAAAGGGATTAGAGATACTTCACAAGAAATGATTGATATTGAAGTTCAAACAGCTAAAAAATTGGCTGACTTATATGAGAAAGGTGCTGCATTTATAAAGGCAAAAATGGAGATAATGGAAAAAGAGGCAGGAGAATTAGGTATCGATGTTAACACAGAAGCTTATTTAAAGTTAAAAGAAAATTATTTAATACTAAAAGAGAAAGCTGCTCAAGCTCAAAGTATTGTTTCAGATGTTTTTTCACAAATTAATAGATTGTTTGCTGATATAGAGGCAGATCTCAGTAATGCTTTAATTGGTATTGATATAGCTGATATTAGCGGTAAAATACAACGGTGGCGGTCTGGTATACCGGAATACTCAGGAGTGGCTATTAATCAGCAAATATCTGTTTTACAATCTCGTGTCAGTGAGTATAAAAAGGCTGAGGAAGAAGAAAGGCAAAAACTTGCTAGACTTAAAGATGATGAAAAAAATAGTGGTATGTATAAAGATTTAGAAACTAAATATAAGAGTACTGTAGAAAAACGGAAGCAGGCAGAGTATGATTTAGTTGTAGCTATGCAGCAACTTCCAATATCTTCTGCTGAGACTTTAATGAATATGGCTGCTGCTACTGCTGATGTTGAAGCCAGAATTGCATTGGCTAAAGCACAATTAAAAGGATTGGGAGAAGATTCATTATATGCGAGGCTTATGCAAAAACAAAGGCTTGAAAAAATAAATGAGGCTTATGGTAGTATGATAGCCGCATTAAACGAACAGTACAATAAAAAACAGGGTGACTACCAGAAGATATGGATTGAGATGAAAGAGCTTGAAGCTAAGCAGCTTGAAAATTTAGTAGCTATAAAGAAACTTAATGAGAATAAAATATCCTTTAACTTACCGGATGGGTTGCGAGTTATGACATATAACGATTATCTGCAATCTACAGGAAACGAAAGGAGTTTTACATCGCAATTTAAAGCATTTAATTTGAATATAAATTTTGGTGATGTGACTGTAAGAAGTGATAATGATATAAGAAATATTGTGCGTAATATAACTAATCAAGTACCTATAGTTTATAAAAATGGGCTTAGAATACGATAATATGTAATTAACCACACTTTCTCCAAATTTTAACCCAACCATTATGGTTGGGGTTTTTCTTTTTTGCCTATTCTATAGGTGGTGATGAAAAATGGCTCAACAAGATATAAATAAAACAATATATGATAATTTTAAAAGAGTTTTGTTTGTTAAATCCCACACCGGATTAGTTCCAGTAGCTTCTGGTGGAACACTTTGTGGGGAAACTCCTACAGACATAGGTGGAAGGATTATTGAAGAACATACTCCCCCCACACCTGCTTTAAAAACATCTGAAATAAAGATATTAAATGGCTCTTCGGTTTTTCACAGTACAGGGATAGCGTCTTATCGTATTGAACTTAAAATACTTTTTAAATCGAAAGTAAAGTACGCTGAATTTATCGCTAATACAAAAAACGAGTTTGTATATTATGATGAAAATGGATATATTTATCAATGTGCCGTTATTGGGGAACCAGATATTGAGAGAATCGAGGGCGGACAAAGATATATAGTTAAGCTAACACTGCAAGGTGTTAAGAAAAATAAATACGATAATGAATATTTAGTAAACTTTACTGATATAGATAGTTCAGTTTACCGTAGCGACATTGAAGAAATAACGGTGGCGGGGTTGGTTTCAACATTTTCTTCCGTGGGAAATGTTTATACCTATAGACCAAATAATGCTTTAAGAAGATCAGAAATAGCAGCATTTTTAAATAGATTAAGAAAATATATAAAAAGAGCAGTTCAGTGACTGCTCCCTAATTCTCTTCTTAGTTTTTCTATTATATAAACTTGTCCTTTAGGAAGTACTTTTGTTGCTTTGGGTGAACTACCCCCACATATAGAGGTGGGCGACTTCTGTCGTAAATTAGGTTAAAATTACTCCATACGGTGTTTCTGTTGGTCTTTCTATTACCTCGAAAAACCCAGCATCTATCTTATCTTGATATGGTTCAGTAGAATTTGGCAATATCATTTTCCATTCTCTAAGTTTTTTGTATAATCTGTTTTGTCCAATTTTTATTCCTTGTTTGCTTGCAATTTTAGCTAGTTCTCTAATAAGGATGCTATCACTAGAAGACAAACATGTTTCCGCAAATTCAACTAAAGGTTTTTGTTTTTCAATTTTAGCTTCTGCTTCCTTGCGTTTTTGTTGTTCTTCTTTAAATGCAGTCAGTAGCCTGATTCCAAAATCGGGGTCAGCAAGTATTTTGTCAATTGTTTCTGATGTTGCATATAAACCATATTTACGGATTGATTCAACAACTTCCCATACCCAGTCCATGAAGGCATCTGCTTTGGGTTGTCTGCTGAAACGGCAAATTTCATATATGCCTTTGTAGCAGTAAACCGTCATTTTCCTTGTTACCTCACGGTTTCCTTCAACTTTCCTCAAATTGAGGGTAGTTGAAAATTTGTCTAACCTGTCGTGGTTGCGGTCATGTATGTTTGCTATTGCTTTGTCAGGGTCAGCATACTCCAAAGCCCTCCCTATCTGTTCCCTTGTCATCCAGATTTGCCCGTTTTCATCCCGCCAAAAATCACACTTCACAGCACCAAAATTTTCAGATTTAACCAGCTTCATTTAACTCACTCCTTATTAAAAATCTATCTTCTACTTACTTTTATTGCTTAAAGCCGTCACCAGTTAAATTGGAAATTTTATGAAGATATGATTTTTAAGTTGAAGCCTATTCTTTTAGTGAGAAGAAATTTTTATAAGGAGATGATTTTGTGTATTTTTTAGATGTACCACCCTCCCATTGGGCGGCGAATGATGTTAATGATCTTGCAGATATAGATTTGCATGGATACGGGAAGTTTATTGAAAGTATTCCTTATAATGTCTATGAAGAAAATTATCCTGCATACGATAAAATGTTTTCAGTAGAAACTTGGACAACTGAATTTAATCTAGGCGTATATATAAAACAAAGTGCGGATAATCCAATATCAGTATTCCATAATGGGGTTGAAGTTGGGTATGCTGAATTAAAATTAGATGAAAATAATAATACTGTAGTTGTATTGAGAAGAGCAGCAAATCCGGGTTCATTTGTAAGAATTATTTGTCCAGGAAAAGCAAAAATTGATACAAATAATCTGTTACAAGTACCTGTAGGTGTTGGTGGTACTTATAAATTACCTGAAAAATTATTGGGTTTTAAAAATCCTGAAAAATTCGGTGATAAACATAAAGATTATTATTATATCTATGACCAAGAATATCAATACTTATCTGAATATGCAACGTGGAAGGGGGCGCAGTTAAAAAGAGTTCCATATTTTAATGTTTTAGATGATCTCCCCGCTACCGGAAAGCCAAATGATTATATTTATATAAGAAATGCTAAAAATACAGATGGTGCTTTTTATAAATGGGACACAGAAACAAATTCATGGGTTGTAGATGCAATACCTAAAGAAAATAAAATGTATACAATATCACCTGATGGATTATTGATAACCCCATATGGTATGCATAATGAGCTTATAAATATCAGATATATAGTAGGGTTAAAAGATGGATTTGGAAATGTAATGAAAAGCTCATATCAATTGATAAATGAAGTAACCTATGCCGAATCTAATTATATGGTGTATGTAAATAGGTATTTCCCTGACACGTATGTATCAAGATTACAACTTATTGCTTTTTTAGACAGGTTAAGAGTCCATTTATTACTGGAATATGCTAATTATAAAGATTATAGCGAGTTAGTTGTCACTAAAAGTATATCGGAATCAGTATTCTCCGATGTTAGATCATTAACGGGATATGAATGGTGGTGGAAACATTTAGCTAATTTAGAAAATTTGAAATTAAGTACTGGAGAATATCTTCTTAATTTTGATAAAAATGGTAGTCCAATTACTGACGGAAGACCCCGCCCAAAGAACGCTAAAATAGGGATATATGCTTCTGATGGAAAAGAGTACCCTGTAAATAGGGGGGAGACGGCTTGGTTTCTTAATAGATTTCGTAAGTATTTTTTAGAAATTTTAGTATAGGTAGGTAGGTTTTATGCAATATATTGATGAATATACAATGTCAATTTTGAGAGATAAATTAAAAGTAGGGAATAAACAAGTTAATGTGCGTATAGAAGTAGATAAATTTGAATATATACCGAATCAAATTACTGAGTTTTATTCTGTTATGATGGAAACAGATGTAACTACACCAACAATAAATATTCAATCCACTAATATTAGTAACGCTATCATCATGGCTTTTCCGATATTAGGTAAAACATTTTCTGACTTTGAACCTATAGCAAGTAATCTTGATTTTGGGGCTAAAAGATATGTAGATGGAAAAGTTTCTTATCATGGTGGGATTGATTTTGGAGTTCCAGAAGGTACTCCTATTATAGCTGTTGCAGATGGTGTTATTACACTTGTAGAAATGAATAATCGTTATTTTGGTCATTATATAAATATTCTTCATGATAACGGTATATTGACAAGATATTGCCACCTTAGTAAATTTGCAACTGTTAACGGACAAACTATTCGTCAAGGAATGCAAGTAAAAAAAGGTGATGTTATAGCATATTCAGGAAATACTGGTTGGTCGACAGGACCGCATTTACATTTTGAAGTGAGAACAGGAGCAAGTAAATCAAGTATCGGTAACAAGACAGATCCAAAACCTTATTTAAAAGGAATTTTAAAAATAAGGGATGTTGATATTGTTATACAAACAGAGCCAAAACCAGCTCTTCCTAAAATTAACGGGCCTTTATATTATGACCTTATTAATCAAGTAGTTTTTAAGAGCGATTTTTCTTTAGTAGGGCAAACCCCGCCGGGTTTTATACAAACTAATCCAAAGTACTGGGTGGTAACAACAAATGATGGGGTAAATGTTTTAGGTTGTCCTAGTTTACTAAGTGGGTTTACGCAAATAGCTAAAAACTTCACGATATATAATTCAGGGCTTGTTACGTTTAAAATTAAAGCGTCACTTTCTGCTAGTAGCAAATTAGATGTTGCTTTAGATGATAAAATAATTTTATCAAAAACAACAAGTACTAATGGCTACGAAGCATTTACTTTTGAGACTACAGAAGGCAATCATGTATTGTTTTTTAAATTTACAAAGACTGCCGGGTCAAATTCTCAAGTTTTTATAAGTAATATTGAGATTATAAACAGATACCCGAAACTTGATGATGGTACATCTCTTTATATAAAAGGGCCTGATGCTGTTATAATTAATGAGGATATAACAGAACCACAGTATGTTAAGTCTGCCGCTTCAGATAATTCAACGAATATTATTCAAGTTAATCCTGGCGATATTTTTCCGTATATTGAGACTGCGTATGAAACGCAAACTGCATGGTATAAAGTAGTAGCAAATAATCAAACAGGGTATATAAAGAGTACTATATCAAGATTAAATGTAGATGAAAATATAACCACTAAAGTTTATCAAGTACCTACTGGTGCATTTATATATTCGAAAACACTTACGGTAGAGAATGTAATATCTCTTGAGCTAGATTATAAGTATGAGATGCGGGCTGCGGATGCAGTATTTACAATATATAACAATAAAGGATATTATGCCCCTGACTATAACCCGGCACTTTTTAATGAGTACGGGAGTAAAGATTCAGATTACAGAGATGTTTTTGTAGAAAATGCTCCCGTAAGGATTTATATAGGGTATGGGGATAGGCTTATTAGAAAATTTACAGGGCTTGTAACATCTGTATCAATAGACGGAAACGGAGAGGTAATGACTATAAGATGCTCGGATATGATGAAGTTGATGAATGATTATTTTACTTATTTGCCGATAAACTATCCTGAAGAGGGCGGGGTTGATACCGTATGGTTAGCATCTTCTGTAATACATGATATGGCTATAAAGGCCGGGATGAATAGTTGGAAATACTTATATGAAGATTTATCAAGGCCATCAATAATTATAGAAGACTCTTATTTTACGGATGTTAACCCTAAAAACGGTACTTTTATAAAAATAAATGAAAATAACGAACCTGTAGAAGTTAATATAAACAGCATTCCGGAAGGGACAGGTTATAGGAATCCAGCGATATGGAGTGGACAGGTGCCTGTTGGAACAAATGCTGCTGAATATGTTGAAAATATATGTTTGCAGTTAGGTTATTGGCAGAGATGTGACTACTATGGTACTTATATCGCGTCAAAAATACCATTTTTCTATGATTCTAATGGTAGTTTTAATAAAACAGCAGTTTATAAGTTTGTTGATGGAGAGAACATTATAAGTGTTAGTAAAAGTTATGATTATTCTAAAATTAGAAACCATTTGATTATAGGTGGACCGACAGGTCAAGATCATTTTTTTGATATAGAGTTATGGAAACTAGCAGGCGGTATTAGAAAAACTGCATCCGAATATGTAGATTTTGCAAATACTTATGCAAAAAGATCTGCTGTTGCGAGAAAAATGTTTTTTGATATAAAGTCAATGATTAGAACACTGCAAGTAGGTGTTGAAGGTAATCCATTCATAGAATTAATGGATGTAGTTGAAATAGAAAATAGAGATACTAATACAAAGGGTACTTTTGTTGTTAAGGGCATCAGGGATTCATTTTCCGTAGATCAAGGGTATATTACTGTGTTAGATTTATTCTGGGTATAGTGTAGAGGAGTGGTCAGTGAGTGAGTTACGGTATAGCTAACGAATATCTAGCTTATGCGATTGCTGAAGTAGCAAGAAATGAAGCACGTAAACTTATTAAGAATGAGGGGGCAAAAATTATTTCAGACGCCACAGAAGTTACAGATTTTATTGGCGTGGGTGGAACCAGTACAAACAACGAGAATTTAAAATTCATATCAAATATATTAAATGTATTAGAATCTTATAACTATAACATGGAACTTTTAAAGCAAGACCGTGCCAATCCAGATAGGTTAACCTCTGTAATAATTACTTTTGCAGAAAATGTTAAAGAAATCATTGAGTTGAATAGAACTGACGATAAATTATCATCTGTGATTATTTCCATATATATTAAAGATGATACTATGAAAGATACAGCAAATCCATTTAATATGCCAACATCTATCTTTATTAAGTATGTATTCAATAAGTATAAGTATAAATATTATCAAGAAGTATTTTCAGACCCAGCAAGCACGCAAGAACAAAAAGATGAAGCTCAAATAAAAATGAATGAGGCAAGCCTAGAAAATCAAAACTTAAGAAATGCTTATAATATATCCTCAGATAATTACAGTTATGATGATTTGGCAATATTTTTACCTAATCCTGTCGGAATGTTAGAGGAAGATTTTATAAAATATATTTTAAATAAAAAAATATATTTACTTTCTGTGTCTGGTATAGATATTCCTCAAGAAACATTAAATAAAGCAGCAGAAGAAAATGTATATTTAAGAAGCTTCTACTTAATAGAAGAAGATGTTTATTCTTATGAAGATTTAAAAAAATATCTTCCCAATCCTTTAGGAATGCAAAAAGAAGATTTTTTAGCTTACTATGAGATAAAACAGTCTAATCAAGTAAAGTTAGAAGAAATACAAAGATTACAAAGTGAGGGGGCGGATGAGGCAGAAATTATAGCAATAAAAAAACAAATATATGAGTCTGAACAGCCTTTAAGAGATAAATACTATATTATTGTAAATGTAGATGAAGAATATAATGTTACATCAGATGAAGATATGTCTTATTACGAGTTAAAAGAGTTTATTGAAACAAATAAAATTGAAGATAACGAGAAATTGTTATTTAAAATACAAGTAAGTCTAAACTATGCTATGGGAGTACTTAATTCGGTTGAGTCTAAACTTATTATTGAGGAGTAAGGCGTTATGGGTGCATTTACAATAGCTTATGTTCCAACAGTCGAAGATGTTCTTAAAGTAGAAAAAGTTAATACGGTTGAAAATGTACTTAAAGTTGAAAAAGTAAATACAGTTAAGACAGTCGAAACCGTAAAGACAGTTGAAACTGTAAATGATGTTCGTAAGCTGCCGCATCCATATTTTCCATTAAAGAAGTATAATTACCAAAAAGGCGGACAAATACACATTACAGCTATTTCAAACATGTATCAAGCTGTTTATGTGCCAGAATATGATATGGAACTTAAAGGTGTTCAACTTTGTTTTACCTCATATAACATTGAAGATACTTATGACGTAATGATAGGTTCAAGATATATTATAAAAGATTCACATGTTAAAGAGATGACAGAGTATAGAATGTTTGAAGTTTACGAAGTTGTTAATGCAGGTACTCCTGTTGTTATAAATTTTTACAATAACAGCGGACTTGAAAAATACATGATGTACGAATTTATTACACTTGTCGATCAGCAAATTGTTAATGTAAACAGTAGATTTGATTGGTACTTTTATTGGAGGGGGGACAATTATCAATTAGGAAGTAATGATTTATTGACACTTGTAATTAGTCAGCCTAACTATGTTAATATGGATTCCGAAATAAATACTTTTAGTTTGACTATAACAGATTTAAGGCTACAGACTAATGTTGCAATAGTTAGTTATAGTAATGGGGTATTAAGCTCTACGTACACAGAAACAGATCCTCAATATGCTTCAGAGAATTTTTTAGCTAGAGTTAATGTAATCGCAGTTGTTTCTGTTATTAGATATTCTAAGAGTATAGCTATAATTTTTAAAAATGTTAGTAATGTTGGTGTACACCCTATAGAAATAGGTGTAACTGGCAATGTAAGTAATATTTTGGTTTAAGGAGTTGATACAGTATGTATGTTCATGGATTTACTACTGCTGAAAATGTGGTAAAGGATTTGGCGACTGTTTTAACAACTGGTGATATAATAAATCCCTCGAACAATTGGGAGCTAGTTTACCCAACAGAATTGAGTCTTGTTACCAATGAGGCAGTTTTTAAGGTATCGCCATTTACAGATAAAGTATGGGTTAAGAAAGAAGTAACAACTGTTAGTTTTGGTAAAATTACGTTAGCTAATGATATAGTTCAGATGGGCGGGACAAGAGTTTTTGTAAAAGATAAAAAATATTATCTTTATTTGAAAAAGGATGACGGAGATCTAGATGTAATGGAATATAAGATCACAGGCTCAAAAGAAATAACAGTCCACACGACCCTTGAAGGAAAGACTGTAATTGTAGATTATGAAAAACCTACAAACATTACATCTACTTATTATGTGAAAATTAGAAAGCCTGATATTATATCGGGAACCACACCGAACAATCACTTTATTGATTGGGTTATAGGGGAAAATTATGACCCGCAAAGCAACAGTTTTCCAGTAGATCATTACAGTGAAACTGGAAAAATTAGTTGGTTTAGAGAGACTGAAAACTCTTTCCAGATTGCAAAACCTTGGCTGCCAATAGAGTATTGGATTAGTTTTGATAAAAATGCTGCTGTTGGTGTGCTTATGGGTGATGTTGGGTTGTCTGTGAGTGATTGGTTATCTTCACCGTTTTATTTCGGCTCTTTAAAACAGATTGACGGTGCTTTAGAGACAGATTTAAGAGGTAATTTTGGCGGATTCGGTGGTTCATATACAGAACCGGTTTTATCTAAAAGATATGGTGATTACACAGGAACGGGTATGACCGATGTAATAATGGTTGCAACGAAAACAGGCAGGCCATATCAGGCACATAAAGTTCAAATATTTACTGGATATGAATTTAGAGAAAAAACATTTAATGGGCAAAGCTTGCACACTGGTAAACACGCTGTTTCAGAGATTGTTCTAGCGGATGTCCATGAAAATGATAGAGGTATTTTAAGGCACTGTTTAGCTGTACCAAGGGTAGCAAAAGAGCATGGAACAGAATTAATTTACAATAGATACATTTCAGGGGAAGAAGAAACTTATATATTCTTAAATATTAATGCACCATATACTCCATTTAATACATCTCCTGATGTTTTGATAGGTATAGCAATAAGAACAGATATTTAACATGCTTTTCAACAAAAATCTACCCACCTATATAAACAAGGTGGGCATTTTAGGTGGTTACATGATTTATAATTTTAAGTTTAATGTTTATAATAAGCCGAATTATATTCTTTCTTTTAATTCTTTGACCAGTAATATATATACATTATATTTTTTCGGCTTCAATGTGTATGAAATAATAAAGTATACGGCTAAATATGTAGAATTAACAAATACAGAGAAAGAAATTTTTTTAAATAAATTGTGTACAATAAACTTAAGCTCCGGTGATTTAGATAAAAATGTGCAGTTAATTAGTGATAAAGGATTAATAGATATAAAGAAAATGGTTCAGTATTTAAGTGATAGTATTATTATTAGCAATAAACATAAATTAAATACAGGCGTACTCAATAGGGCCGATGTAGTAAGTAAAGTCTATAGTTACGTAGAAAATTTTGTACAAATACATTTAATTAAAGCCCTGTGGGGGGTAATTTCTAACCAGTCGTGTAATTTTTATGTTAGTAAGCAGTACTTTAAAGAACAAATAGGCGAGTTTGATATATATAACCCCAAACAAAGTGAAGAATATAAAATAAACAGTATTTTAAAAATAAATATTACACACACTAAACCCCATTTTATAGAGAATGTAAATAAACAAGAAGTTAACTATCGTGAAAATATGGTTGTAGAGAATAATATCAATATAGATAAAGTATTTTTGGTTTGTATCGATCCTTTAGATATTAAGGAGTTTTATACAAACCACATTAAAGAAACTGAAAAGGCATACGGTACAGTACAGAATGCACACCAAAATAACTTTAAATATACTGATTATAATGCTAAAGCCGATGCAGGGGTTAGATTAACAAAACTATCAGATAAGCATATACAAAAAACGATAAATAAATCCCCTAAAAGGTTTGTTAGCAGGTTAAAAAACGTGTCTTTTAAAACTAAAAAAAGGATTGAAATGCCTAAACGTGAAAACTATAAACGTTCATTTTTAAATATAACTAATAACATAGAAGAAATAAATTCAGGTGTTTCTAAAGAATTAGAAAATTATTTGTCGTTAATCGATAATGCAAAACTTTTTAAGTTAATAAATAATGTAATCAGTGATATTAATTCTGATAAAATCGAATATATAGAAAAACCGATGGAAAGTGTAAATAGAAGTAATTACTTGAATTTAGATGGTATAGTTGGTATAACTAACCAACAAAAACTCAAAAATGTTACTGATGAACCAAAAGGTATTGTTAAAAATAATATGGAACAAGCACAAACTTCGTTTGTTTTAATGAAAAAAAATTACAATACTTTAATAAATAAATTAAAAAATGTGAAGACCAATAATAAAAAGCGTGTAAACACTTTAAAGCCAGTCAGAATGAAACCCTTGAAAACAATAAATCCTGTTATTAAATCACAAAAATATTTATATAAAAAGGTGAATATTTATACTAAAACCTTTAAATTAAAGTGTAAGCATTTATCTTTTTACAAAAGATGGCGGTTTAAAACAGGAAAAGCACACGATAATATTTGGCTAAATCCAGTAACAACAGAGGAATATAAAATAGCATTACAAAGAACTAACATTCTAAATGATTTTTATAATGACGTTTCTAATGTGGTAAATTTATACGACGTTACTGAAAACAGCTTAAAAAGGGATCTATTAGATTATTTACAAAATTTGTTTGATAATAAATACATTCTTAGTGAGAGTGTTAATGAATTCGCTATAATTTCTGATATTTTTAAAGTTAATGTTAATAGTTTAGAAGAAAGTTCTATAAATAATATTAGAGAAACAATTGAATCATTGCTTATAAATACTGTTAATGAATATAAAAGCAGGTATATTGATGAATTAACAAAGGCTAAATATGAATTAGCTATAGAAAGTAGAATTTCGTTTAAGGCTTTATTAGATTTTATATTGTTTATAGAACAGATTATTTACATCAATAAATCACATTTTGCTGCTAATAGAGCTGTAACTGTAATAGAAAGAATGATAAAAATTTTAGATGAGTGGCTTAATGAAGCCCCACCCACCGAAATTCCGAATGATTATTTATATTTGTTAAGGTGGTTTAAATGGTTTGCCGAAGGTGAAAAGAATAGACACTTAAATGATGTTGAATTAAATGGGCTAAATATAATTGAAAAATTAAAAGATCAAATGGTAAATTATTTTGAAAGCAGGTGGGGGAAGAGAGTTGTAGAATACGGTCCAGATGGCATGTATATTTATTCCAAGGATTATAGTTATATAGACAGGATTAGAGGTAAAAAACACGGTACAAATAAGATGCTTGTTGATAAAAATACTATGAAAGAAGATTACGGAATAAGCGAAAAAGATTTGCCTTTTAATGTTGAAGGGGATGAATAGTGTGGCAGAAACTTTACATCAAGTGTTTTGCATCTTTGTAAGACCAACATACCAAGAAGACAGCACCGGAAATAGAGTACCGTATACTGGAGTTATATATAGAATTAAAGGTTATGTGGAAACTGAATACTGTTACTATCCTATACTACAGAGTCTATCCACAGAAAATATAGGTAGTACAAATTTATCATCAGAATTTATAAATTCCAGTAATACTTATTATAGGGATGCTTGGTTTTTGCATAGTAGTTATACCAGTTATTGGAAGTGTAGGGATAAATTAAAAGAATTAATGAAAAAGTACGGGAAAGAAAATTTAAAGTTATTTATATATATACCTTGGGATTATGAAGTAACCCCAGATTGAATTTTGAACAAAGGAGTGTTTTTATGGCTAACTTATTACAAAAAGTATTTTTAATTTTTGTAAGACCGTATTATGAAGATGATGCTGTTGCAGATAGAAAAGTATTTATAAAAACTGATATACGGTTTTATGATAATGGGACATATCGACTATTAAAAACAATCAACCCTTCTGGACGAACTACTTCTCCAGACGTGTTAAATTCATCAAGTAAATATGATGCGGATGCTTGGTTTTTGTATGGTTCATACACTAGTTACAATGACATGAGAGAAATGTTAAAAAATGTGATAGCTGTATATGGTACGGCTAATGTAAGACCTTGTGTTTATATTCCTATAGACTACGAAGTACTTCCAAACAAATAACAAGGTAGGCGGGGTTATGTGAAAGTATTAAAAAAACACAGCTCAGGATTAATATTATATGAAAATTTTTCATCACAACTAGACACTAGAATAAAAATAAACGGTGTACTTGACCAACTTAATAAAGTCCTCCGTAATGGAGAACTTTATTTTGATATTTTTAATTATGAACAATTTGTTTTTGAAGTAAATAATAATTATATCCCCGTAAATACAACAGATATAGGCGGGGTTTTTATACGAAAAGACAACAATGAAACCATTAAATTTGTCGAGTACTATGAAAATACACTTGTACCCTACCCTTTTGTTAGGGTAATACGAAAAAACAATAAATTCATCGGAAAAGGGTCAAATGATGGAGTTACCTGGGAAGATAAAGGTAATGTTTTTTTCGGTCCTGCTACACAGATGGGTATATTTGTTCAAGGTTCAACAACTTATAGCCTTAATTCTATCTCTGTTTATAAAGATGAATACATTTATATTTATGGTGTTTTAGATGGGTGGAAGTTGTTTGTTAATGATCAATATTGTGCAACAGCACAGAACAGTATATTAAAAGTAATGCTTCCTTCTTACCCGTTCAGTGGATTATTAAAAATATATGCTGAAGATTTATTAGTATGTGAGTATGAACTAGTTAATGTGTGGGGCGGAGATGAGTATGAATGCACATTAGATGTGCAGATAATAGATTACGATACCGATACTGTACTTGCAAAAGAAGAAAATATTCATTTAGGTAATCTTGAAAACGGATATATTTTAAAAAAGTATTTTATTAAAAATAACAGCAGTGAAGCCATAAACTGCAATGTAAAAATAGAAAAATACTCGCCTTTTTACGACTGGGTTTGGTTATCTTATGAAGCCGTTGATACAATATCATATGAAAATTATGAAAAGCAACTAGGTTTTAGCTTAGAGCCATGGGAACAAAAAGAGTTTTATATTTTTATAAAACGCCCTGACACTACAATTAGTTATGATTATCGGAATAAAGAATGTGTCTTTTTTCTTAGTGTTGAGTAGGGTTTGGGGGTGCAGCGTGTGTCATTAAAGTGGATTACTTCAGGTGTTGTAGGTATTTTAGATAAAGAAGAAATAATAATAGAGCAGAATGGGCAAACATCTATCACATTAACAAAAGCTTATACTGTTGGTATAGGTATGATAGATGTTTATAGAAATGGTGTATTACTTCAAAAAAATACTTATAGAGAAATATCATCTACGGAAATATTATATGCAGATAATGAAAATCCTTTAGAAGCAGGAGATATTATTACTGTCCGCCACCACCTCCCACAAAACGGGTTAAGTATAGGAAATTTGCGTGTAGTCAGTTATTATTCCGATTTATTAAACATCCAAGACCCTAAGTTTAATGATATTGTTATTGTAACAAGTTTAAAGAAATTTTACCATTATGGCGAAAATGGGTGGGAAGAATGGGTAATTCCTTTTACCACACAAAATATCGGAATGTTGTTTAAATATGAAAAACAGCAAATATTAGATACATTCCAAAAAACCTACACTCTTAATACTATTACCTACAATCCTGGAATGGGAGATTTATTAGTATTTATAAACGGGCTGCTTGTAAAAGATTATACTGAAATAGATAGTCAGACAATTCAATTCGATTTTGATGAGTTACCTGAGGGTGAGATCGAGTTTATTGTTGCTAATACAGATCCGTGGGAGGACTGTAATAATCATGAAGTAGAGTATCAATATGATGATAAAGGTAATATAAACAAAGAAACAGTTGTATATAATAACTCACCGATTAAAACAACAACTTTTGAATATGATGCTAAAGGGAGTATTTCAAAAGAAATTATTATAAAAAATGGGAAGGTAATAACTAAAACTTATTCCTATGATAGCAATGATAATATTACAGGCATTAGTGTATCTGTAACAACCATCTAATCATCTCAACGTTAGTAATTTTAATATTTGGCCTAATATAATAGCGAAAGAAATTTATAAGTGAGGTGTTTTTTATGGCTCAAAAGAAAATAACAGTTGTACAGGTAGATGCAGGCAAACAAGGTTTTAGTAATTTAGGCGCTAGACTCGATGACATAGATAGTTCTATTGCAAGCGTTAATTCTAATCTACAAAGCGAAATAGATGTAAATGAAGCTGAAATAGCAAAAATTAATGAAGCTCTTATGGCTGCCGCTCAGGCTCCTGTACCAACACCTGTAATGTATGATGTTTCTTCTTATACTGTACAAGCCACTGATATTACAGAAGGACAGCCTACTACTATCACTCTTCCTGGTGGAAGGTATTATCTTGTAGGTAAGAATCATCTCCAAGTTTTAAGAAACGGAGTGCCTCAAGTACTGGAAAACGGTGACTATACTGAAGCTTCTTCAACTACAATTCAGTATGCTGCTGATATACTTGTTGAAGGTGATGTATTGACATTTATTATAGGGAAATCCAGTAAGCTTGCTTATAGTGTAAGTGTAACTTATTATGAAAGCGGACCAAATACAGGTCTCGTTCAAACAATGACGTATACTGGCGATGTCAATAAGACTGTGACTTATAACTATAATGCTGAGAAAAAAATTTCCAGTGAAGTTATTGTAGAAGATGGTAAAACAACCACAAAAACATACAATTATGACGGTAATGGAAAACTTACTGGAATATCTGTAACTGTAGCTTAATTACAAAAATAGTAGCCCGCCACCCTACTTTACATACGGGTGGTGGGCTTTTTTAGAGAGGGGAAATTTTATGCAAGGGAACATTTACATTGACACTCCCCGTGACTAAAGTCAGGGGATTCTTTGGTGGTAGTCGGAAGTCCATTTCTGGTATCCGTAGTTCCCCAAAGTTTAGGGTGTATCATCGCCCCTCCTAAGACAGTGCATATAGCATC